AACAAGAAACATTAGAAAGATTAATAAATAAAATGATAAAGCACATTAAACCTAATGGTGTGTCTGAACTTATTTATGAATTAAGACCTACTGATGATACTGGTGACGAATATTATATGAGGGTAACATATGTTGTCCCTGATGATAGCGAATATTTACGAAGTTCAAATATGAGAAATTCAGATTTTAATAGAAAATCATGGAACACTGAGATTACTAAAACAATAAAAGATTATTTTGATGTTAGAGTTATAATCAATGATTCAAGTATTCAATCGGAATCATATTACGAAAGACAAAAAAAATATCAAGATGAGCAGACAATTAGTACCAATTACACGAATAGGTAAGTTCTTCGGAGCGGAGGATTACGACTTAGACATCTCTATGGGGGAGGAATGGTTATATGGTGATATGAACTTTACGTTAGTACTATATAAGATAGATAGATTAAAAACTAAAACAGATGATGTTTATGGTGAGGTTATGACTGATGGTATTAAATATTTACCACCAATTGAAATTAAAGCTTATGTTCAAATACTCCCACCTGAGACCAAATATTTAGGTAACTCTAAAATTACTCAATCAGAACCTGGTAATATGAAATTCTCAATTTATGCCGCACAACTTAATGATTTGGGTATTCAAATTAATTATGGTGACTATATTGGTTATTATGAAACTGAAACCAAAGTTAGATATTATGTGGTTAGCGATGATGGAAGAATTAATTCAGATAATAAACACACATATGCCGGTTACAAACCATTTTATAAATCATATGTAGCGACTCCGGTAACGGAGAATGAATTTAGAGGATTATAATGAAAGTAATTATTACAGAAAATAAATTAAATTCAATTATAACAAATTGGTTAAATAAAAATTATAGTGATTTAGAAAGATTTAATCGTACTGAATTTAGAGAAATTTATTTATCCAAAAATGGATTGTTTAAAATTATGTATAATTTGAGAGGGAAACAATTATATATTGTTAATGAATTATGGGATTTTATTAGTGAGGTGTTTAGTTTAGATTATGAAGAAACGGGAAAAATTTTATTGAATTGGTGTAATAATAAATTTGGGTTTAGAGCAAAAGCCTTTTATAGAGTAAATGAAATATGAAAGTAATAATAACAGAGAATAGAGTATTTGAAACAATCTATAAATATTTGGATAAAACCTTTAACCCAAATGAAATGGATTGGGTTTATGGTATAGATGAAGATGATGACGATTCTGATATGGACAAATATAATGAGAATTTTTTAATTTTCTTTAAAGGTGATTGGCAAGGTGAATATGATTCAGATGTCGTTTTTCATTATTTTGATGTTGATTTCTATGATGAAAATGATGTTGCACAAAAACCTTTTAGAGAAAAAGCACCTGTTTTAGAGGTTATGGGTGAATATGGAGAAAATTTAGATACTATGTTTGGTAACCATTGGGAAGAACCAATGAAAAGATGGTTTGAAGATAATTTTAAATTACCGGTTAAAACCGTGTCAACATATTACAATTATGAAAATTATAATTAACGAAAATCAATATAGAAGAATATTTGAAAATTTTTCAGATGAAGAAGAAAATGATTACATAGGTAAAAAAGTTATGATTTATTATAACTTACATAAACAGACATTCTCAATTATCTATAAAGGATTAGTTGTTAATCATTGTGACTATGTTAAATTATCTGACGTTGAATTTAGAGTTAGACCGGGAGGTAGAGAAAAGGTTATAAAAGAAAAAAGAAAGAATGTTCATTCATTTGTGATTGGAACATTAATGGATTATTGTAAGTTCCCTTGTGAAAATTTACCAAGTGAACCTAATAATAATATTGTAACCTATAACCCTTACAAATATAATTCTTATGTTATGAAAGACACCGAAGAACCAATATACCGTGCCGGTGAAGTAGAAATGATAAATTCAAGAAACAAAATATTTATAACAAAACAATAAAATGGGTTTACCAAACAAAATAAAGAAAACAATTCCCTTAACGTTTCCAAAAACTCTATATCCACGAAGAGAAGAGTTGTTGGAGAAAATTAATAAAGACGGAACTTATTTACCTAAGTCCATTTTACATGCCGATTTGGATGGGGGAATGTTAAACTTTGTTCAGAATGAATTACAGACTATTGTGGATGGTAATGTTATACCATCAATTGATATTTTAATAACGGCTCAAAATTGGTCTCAATTTACTGAAACTTGGAATTTTCAAGATTTGGATTCTAATGTCTCACCCCCATTTATTACGGTTGTTAGAAATCCCGAAGTTAAATTTGGTACTAACCCTGCATTACTATATAACATACCAAATAGAAAACAATATTTTTATGCTCAAGTACCAACGTGGGATGGTAATAGAAATGGTATGGATATTTATAAAATACCTCAACCGGTACCTGTTGATATTACATATAGTGTTAAAATAATTTGTAATAGAATGAGAGAATTAAACGAGTTTAATAAAAATATTCTTGAAATGTTTTCCTCTCGTCAAGCATATACAACTATCAAAGGTCATTATATTCCAATCATCATGAATAACATTACTGATGAGTCAGTTATGAATATTGATAAAAGAAAATATTATATTCAAAGTTATGATTTTACAATGTTAGGATTCTTAATTGATGAAAATGAATTTGAAGTTGCTCCGGCGGTTTCAAGAGTTTTAACTGTTATTGAATTTGAAAAAGAATCGTTCATGCGTGGAAGAAGAAAAAATATTGCCGATGAATCTACATCAACAAATATTTTATTCGTTGTTGGAAATAATATTATTTCACAAGTTTTTGATTATACTGTTGATTTAAATTTAGGTGAAACAACTAATATAGATTCGTTTGATGTGTACATTAATAATCAATATTATGGGTCAGATTTGTATCAAATACAAATCAATACCAATGATGTTTTAAAAATTATTGTAGTTAAATCTAATGATACTCAAGAGGGTTCAATTGTGTTAGAAAACCAATTAGTTTAATTCTCGCCGTATATATCCTTCTTTTCTTTACAATTCTCAACAATCATTCTTTCTAAAAAACGATACATTTTGATACCCCTCTTTTCGCAATAGGTCTTTAGGACGTTATGAACCTCAATTGATATCTTTAGGTTCTTTATCTTTTTTTCGTTGTCTGCCATGGTAGAATAAAGGCAGAATTTATTCTACCTAATTTATAAATACTTCTTATGAAGTAAAGTATTTTGGTTTTTTTTATAATATTTATCAATAAAAATAAATTTACAAATAAAAAAGACAAACTAATGGCATCAAATCAAAAAGTATTCGTATCTCCCGGAGTATATACTTCTGAAGTTGATTTAAGTTTCGTAGCACAAAGTGTGGGAGTTACCACGTTGGGTATTGTGGGTGAGACCTTAAAAGGTCCCGCTTTCGAGCCTATCTTTATACGAAATTTTGATGAATTCACAAATTTCTTCGGTGGAACTTCTCCAGAAAAATTTATAAATACACAAATTCCAAAGTACGAAGCGGCTTATATTGCTAAATCATACTTACAACAATCTAACCAATTATTCGTAACAAGAGTGTTAGGATTATCTGGTTACGACGCAGGACCATCTTGGTCTATCACCACAAAAGCGAATGTTAACCCGACAACGGTTGATTTCTTTTGTGAAAGTGCAACTACAGTTAATTGTGTTACTGAATGTATAGACTTTAAAACTATAAACTATTCTGTTGAATTTTCAGCGTGTACTAATAGTATTAACACTGTTAGTTTTACAAACACATCTAGTTTACCATCTGAAATATCTTCAATTTTGTATGAACCTTACGAACAATTTGATGGTTCAATGTCAACATTGTTTGATGATATGTCAAGTCAAATTTTTGATATCGTTTCAACACCGGCTAAAGAAGACACTTCAATTAATTATTATGGTGCAATACCAACTAGTGTTTATTCGGGTTTAAGTTCAGTATATACTGGTGAAACTAATGTTTACGGAGTGGATAATGTAAGTTCAAATTTATGTAATTATTCAGCACCTCAAAATGACCCTTGGTATTACTCATTATTTGATAATGTTGGTAATGCTTCTTATACAGGATTTTCATTTTGGTCTGTTGTTACAGGATTAACATTGACACCAATAATTACAACAACAACATCAACTTCAACGACGACATCAACAACAAACCCTTGTACAACAACAACATCAACATCAACTACGTCAACAACAACAGCAAAACCTGTTAATTGTTATACAGGTACATTGATTGGGGTGATTTATATTTATTCGGGTACGGCATATACAGATTATGATGACTTAGTTGTTGCAACACTTCGTTCAAGAGGATTGTCAACATATGGTTTGGAAAATGGACCTGTTTATGAAGTTTCGGGTTTAACGGATGTTAGTTTAGATTGTACCGGGACATATTCAGGTGTAACTAAGAACCCATTTTCAACTTTTGGTGTTAATATTACAAGTAAAGATGGTGACCAATATTTCTTTGAAACATCATTATCAAATTCAGATTCAAAATATATTAGTAAAGTGTTTGGTTCAACTAACTTCTCAAAACCAAGAACAGTAGTTCCATTATTTGTTGAAGAAAGATTCCAAGCTTTATTAACGAATGCTTGGAGAATGGGTTATATTAGAGGTTTAAATTGTGAATTAACAGCTTTACCTGATGCTCGTCAATCGATTGACCCAACATCAATAGCTTTTTACTTAGAAAAATTCCAATCACCGGTTTCTCCGTGGGTTGTTTCAGAATTAAGAGGTAATAAAGTTTATAACTTATTTAAATTTACAACTATTGCAGATGGTGATTCAGCAAATATTGATATTAAAATATCAATTGCAAATATGTCATTTAACAATGGTACTTTTGATGTATTAATTAGAGATTTCTTTGATACTGATTCATCACCTGTTGTTCTTGAAAAATACACTAATTGTAGTATGAACCCTCAAGATAATTCATTTGTTGGTAAAAAAATTGGTAGTTTAGATGGAGAATATCCTTTATTGTCAAGTTATGTTATGGTTGAAATTAACGAGGATGCACCAATAGATGCTCTTCCTTGTGGATTCTTAGGATACGATTATAGAGAATATGCTGGTGTAAGACCACCATTCCCATTAATTAAATCTAAATATTATTATCCTGGTGAAGTAGTTTATAATCCACCGTTTGGGTTGGCTTCAGGAGCGGATGATTCAACAACAAGTGCTGGTGATAATGTAAGAAGAACTTATTTAGGTATTTCAGATACTGAAGGTATTGATGTTGATTTCTTCCAATATAAAGGAACTCAACTTCCTTTAGATATTTGTAATGATACTGAAGGTAATCCTTGGAATTTTAGAACAAGAGGTTTCCACATGGACAAAAACGCAAGTGGTATTACAATTCCAAATATATTTGTAACAAGTGGTACTCCGGCATTCTTTTGTGGTGACGCACCATTTACATCAGACCCTGATAGTGAACTTAACCCTTATTATAGAATTTACGCACGTAAATTCACATTCTTAGTAAAAGGTGGTTTTGATGGTTGGGATATCTATAGAGAATTTAGAACAAATAAAGATGAGTTTATGTTAGGTAGAAAAGGTTATTTAAATGGTTCCTGTCCTACTATCAAATATCCTACGGCATCAGGTTGGGGAGCATTTAAACAAATTATTGTTGCTGGTAACACTCAAGATTGGGCAAACACCGATTATTACGCTTATTTATTAGGTCAACAAACATTTGCGAATCCTGAGGCGGTAAACATCAATGTGTTTGTAACACCGGGTATTGATTATGTTAATAACTCTAATTTAGTTGAGAGTGCTATTGATATGATTGAATATAGTAGAGCGGATTCGTTGTACGTATGTACAACTCCTGACTACAATATGTATGTTCCGTCAACAGGTAATCAATTAGATTTTATTTACCCACAAGAAGCTGTAGATAATTTGGCAAATTCAGGTATTGACTCTAACTATACCGCTACTTATTACCCTTGGGTGTTAATGAGAGATACTGTTAACAATACTCAGATTTACTTACCGGCAACTGCTGAGGTAACAAGAAACTTAGCGTTAACGGATAATATTGCATTTCCTTGGTTCGCTGCGGCGGGTTACACAAGAGGTATCGTAAACGCTGTTAAAGCGAGAGTTAAATTGACACAAGAGAATAGAGATACTTTATATCAAGGTCGTTTAAATCCAATCGCAACGTTCTCTGATGTTGGAACTGTAATTTGGGGTAATAAAACTCTTCAAGTTAGACAATCAGCTCTTGACAGAATCAACGTAAGAAGATTATTACTTCAAGCACGTAAATTAATATCGGCAGTTTCTGTTAGATTATTATTTGAACAAAACGATGCTAAAGTAAGACAAGATTTCTTAGATTCTGTTAACCCAATATTAGACTCTATTAGAAGAGATAGAGGTCTTTATGATTTCCGTGTAACTGTTTCGTCTGACGCAGCTGATTTAGACAGAAATCAAATGACTGGTAAGATTTATATCAAACCAACCAAATCGTTAGAATTTATAGACATTACGTTCTATATTACTCCAACCGGAGCTTCTTTCGAGAATATATAATTAATAAAATTATGACCCATTGTAATAGTGGGTCATAATTAAGCCTTATAACAAAAATATGTTAAAAAATAAAATAATTGAAGGAATTGACGAGGAAGGTGCTCCGGATGAGAAGTATTACGCTTTTGATTGGGACGATAATATAGTTTCAATGCCAACTAAAATAATCTTAAAAGATGAAGATGGTGATGAGGTTGGAATGTCAACTGAAGATTTCGCAACTTATAGAGAAATTATAGGTAAGGAACCATTTGAATTTGATAAACACACCATTGTTGGATTTTCAGAAGACCCTTTTAGATATTTCGGGGTTAAAGGTGATAAACAATTTATTGTTGATTCTATGTTAGCAAAACCGGGACCGGCTTGGGCTGATTTTGTTGAAGCAATTAATAATGGGTCAATTTTTTCTATAGTTACTGCGAGAGGGCACACACCATCAGTATTAAAAGAGGCTTGTTATAATTATATTGTATCAAACCGTAATGGAATTAATTCAACTGAGTTAGTTAAAAATTTAGAAAAATATAGAGATTTAGCTGATGAAGAAAATGTTTCTAAAAAGGAGATGATTAGAGAATATTTAGATTTATGTAAATTTTATCCTGTAAGTTATGGAGAAGGTTCCGCAACAAATCCGGAAGAAGGGAAAATTAAAGCTTTAAAAGAATTTGTTCAATATGTTAAAGCAATGTCTCAACATATTCAAAAAAAGGCGTTCTTAAAAAATAAAATAAATAATTATTTTGTTCCTAAAGTAGGTTTTTCAGATGACGACATAAAAAATGTGGATGTAGTAAAGAAACATTTTGAGCAAGACCCAGAAAATATTATTAAAACTTATTCAACAGCAGGAGGAATAAAAAAAGAATATTAAATACTTATAATAAAATAGAATTAAATAAAAAAAAACTAGTTAAAAAAAAACTAGTATTAAATAAACTAGACTGGATTATAATTATAATAAATTAAATTCTAAAAGTCAAGATAAATATTTTTTAAATAGAGATATTTATTAAATAAAGATAAATAAAATAAAATTAAAAACAATTTGAAATGGCTGATTTATTAATGAAAATGCCCATACCTTACGAACCTAAAAGACAAAATAGGTTTATTCTACGTTTTCCTTCAACATTAGGAATTAATGAATGGTTCGTAGAATCGGCAGCAAGACCACATATAACAATTAATCCTGTTGCGATTCCATTTTTAAACACTGAAACATATGTTGCAGGTCGTTTTACATGGGGTACAATTAACGTTAAATTTCGTGACCCAATTGGTCCGTCAGCGTCACAAGCTCTTATGGAGTGGGTACGTTTATGTGCTGAATCAGTTACCGGACGTATGGGATATGCTGCGGGATATAAAAAGAATATTGACCTTGAAATGTTGGACCCAACAGGTGTTGTTGTGGAAAAATGGATATTAGAAGGGACTTTCTTATCTGATGTTAATTTTGACGCTTTAGGGTATAGTCAAGATGCTTTAGCAACTATTTCTACAACATTACGTATGGATAGATGTATATTAGTTTACTAAAATAATATTTTATATTTAAATTTAAGAATCCACATATCAAAAATATGTGGATTTTTTATTAACTATTTATAAAAAAAAGTATACAATTATTATTTATAATAAAAACAAATTTATATGGATGAGAGTTTAATTAATGCAGGAACAGAAAATTTCACATTACCACATGATGTGGTATCATTACCTAGTGGTGGAATTTTTTATAAATCTAAAAGAAAATCGGTTAAAATCGGTTACTTAACAGCGTCTGATGAAAATTATTTAATTGGTGCGCTAGCGGGTAAAGAAAATGTGGTATTAACTTTATTACGTAATAAATTATATGAACATGATTTACGTCCTGAAGAACTACTTGATGGTGATGTTGAAGCTATTTTGATATTTTTAAGAAATACTTCGTTTGGCGCTGAATACACAGTTAATTTAACTGACCCACAAACTAACAAATTATTTACTCATACTGTTATATTGGATGAGTTAAATATTAAAAAAACCCAAAATCAACCGGATGAAAATGGATTTTTCTTAACTAAATTACCTAAAACAGGTATTACTGTTAAATTAAGACCAACAACTTTCTATGATACTATTGAGTTAGATAAAATGGTTGAACAATATCCTGCAGGAAGACAGGCACCAAGAATTACTTGGAAATTACAAAAACAAATTGTTGAAATTGATGGGGATAACGATAGAGGTAAAATAGCTATGTTTGTAGATACTTTACCAATTATGGACTCTAAATACATAAGAACTTTTTTAAGGGAGAATGAACCGTCATTGGACCTTAAGAGAACAGCAAACGCCCCGTCAGGAGAACTGGTATCTTTCGAGATAACCTTTGGGGTGGAGTTTTTTCGGCCTTTCTTTTAACTATCGGCAACTTCTAATTGAGGAATATTACTTGATGGCTAAATTTATAAGGACTTCTTATAATGATTTCAACGAGATGCCCACTTATGTTAGAAAATTTTTAATAAACAGAATAATAGAAGATAATACACCAAAGACGTAAATTAAAATATGTCTTTGGTGTATTTATTTATAAAAGAAATTTAATATGCAAGATGCTGGAAGTAATTTAGAGGCTAGTGAAAAAAAAGGTAAGGATATTCTTAAGTCGTTAGGAGATGCTTTAGAAAGTAATTTTAGTGTTGATGCGGTTGGTAAGGTTGTTGCACAACTAGATGCGGGGTCAAGTGAACTTTTAAAACAATTTGGTCTTGGTCAACAAATGGCTCAAACATTAAGTGCAACAATGGCGGATGCAGTTAGTAGTGTTAGAGTTTTAGGTGGTGATATCAAAGATGTAATTGAGACTCAAAAAGAGGCGTCATCAGCTTTAGGTAGAAATGTTGTGTTATCTGCTGAAGTAAATAAAGACCTTTACGCAACAATGAAAGTTACTGGTGAACAAATTGGTCCATTAGTTAAAGGATTTAAAGATGCGGGATATGGTGCGGGACAAGTCGCTAAGGAAATGAAAAATGTTGTGGATATTGCTGCTCAATCAGGTGTTAATGCACAAAAAGTGTCTTCAGCTGTTTTACAAAATATGGACTCTCTTAGTAAATATAATTTTGAAGGTGGTGTATCAGGTTTAGCAAAAATGGCGGCACAAGCGGCTATGTTAAGAATTGATATGAAAACAACGTTAGGTTTTGCTGAAAAAGTTTTTGACCCTGAAGGTGCTATTGAAATGGCGGCAGCTATGCAAAGATTAGGTGTTACTCAAAGTAGTTTACTTGACCCGTTAAAATTAATGGACTTAGCTCAGAATGACCCCGCTGAATTACAAAATCAAATGGCGGAGATGGGTAAATCATTTACTCAATTAAATGAAAAAGGTCAATTTGAAATTATGCCGGGAGCAAAACGTCAAATGAGGGAGTTAGAGAAGGCGATGGGATTACCCGCAGGTGAATTGGCAAAAATGTCTTTGGCAAGTGCGGAGTTAGAGGATAAAATGAGTAAAATTCGTTTTCCTGAGTTACCTGAGTTAGACGAA